TAGGCATACAGATACCCCATGCCGGTAGTAGCATAATCCTGTATTGCCTGTTTCATCTGCCAGTCACCATCTGAGTTTTGCCACACATAACCCATAACTGTTCTCCATAATGTAGCAACCTGCACATCGGAATCTTCTCTAGGAGTTATCGTAAATGCTGGTGGTCTGGATGTTAATACTGCTTTAAATTTTTCAATAGCGGCAGAAATCCTATCCATTGGTATGTCTGCCTGATTTCTCTGAGATAACTCATCAGATTCATCTTGACTGAAATGATTTCCAAGATAAAAGTCAATATCCTTACGGGCCTCTGTGTCCCAGTCAGATCTTGAATCACGCCATTGGCGATATAGCTCTTCGTTATAGGAAGCTCTAGGGTCTTTATCCATTATCTAAGAGCTCTCATTGGTTCGTCTCCCATGCCTTGCCTTACTGAACCCATACCTCTTTGCATTGTTTGCATTTTTAAAAACTCTAATAAGTCTCTAATCCTTGTACTTTCCATTTCTTGATTGGGAGGCATCATAGATCCTTCAAAATTTAATGTGTCTCCACCCTCATTTAACAAGGATTGCAATCTCAACAACTGTAATGACTTTCTAGCACTATCCACAGTGTTCATGTTAATGCTGTCTTGTAAAGCCATAGCTTGGTCACGAGCCACTCCAACGCTACCACCCATCTGTGGATTAGCCATTCTCATATCAATGCTATCACTTAATTGCTGATTCATTGCCTGTCCCATCATTTCTGGTGGTAGAGTCGGGCCTATCATTCCACCTTCCTGATAGCCTTTCTTCTTTTTATTCGCCATGCCACCATACATCATGCCCATTAAAGATTCCTGCACCTCTCCACCTTCTTGCATATAACCCATCTTGTTTCTAACTGCCTCTGGCAGTTTACCTAAACCGGGATTGTCTTGAGGTACTGGTTTTAAATTCTTTTTTACTTTACCACCATGCCCATATTGATCCATGACCATACCACCACCAGCATAAGCATCTACCATGCCTCCGGTTCCCATTGGCTTTGGCCCAGCTTGAACCATACCACCGCCATACATTCCTTTCATGTTTGACATTGTAGCCTTTTCTATAAGACTATCTATGTTTGAGTGACCGCCTTTTTCCGGCATATTGTTTATCATATTTAGCATGGGTGCTCCTATCATGTCTACTGCCTCTTTACGGATCACAAACTCTCCGGGAGTTAGTATTGCTTTTACTGTATCTGTAGTTCCGGGCATTATTCTTTTATCTCAAAGTGTGGAAAATCATCAAATCTGTTGTCTTTTACTTCCCATCTCCCTTTCTCTTCATACATATCCCAATTACCACCCCATCTTATCTTATGGCCCATCCCCCTAGCAATGCCAATAACGAACCCAGCAAAGAGGGTTTGTCGTTCTCTATCTTCCCAATCCACAGGATAAGGGGTAACGTCAACGGCTTTAGAAGGGTTAGAGTTATGCCTGCCATTAGGATACTTGACCTTAGTACGCTTTTCATCATATAGTTTGTTTTGCCTTTCCTTGTTTCTATATCCTTCCAAAATAGAGCAATCCACATGCTTAATCACTTCATTAAACACGTCTTGCAACCGCTGATCGCATGTTGCTAGTCTTTCCTTTGATCTCTTTGAATATCTTGGCATGAATATTTTACTAGGCTATGTTAGCTATAAAATGATAAATGTTGCAATAGATTTAAACCCGTGCACCCGTCATCCAGCTATAGGTCTTTTTTACAATCCGTTTGGTTGGTGTTTCCTGTTCATTTAACAGGCTTTCCCGTTTGGTTCTAGAGCTTTTTGGTGGTTTGGCAAAATAGTCTGCATAGTATAATGCATCCATCACATCATCGTTTCTAGGTTTTGGATGTTCAAAGAACTCATCTACCAGTTCTGTCATTTCTCTTTGTAGATACAGCTTCTTAGAATTAACAATAGGGCCGAGACTGGTTTCCAGCCTATCTTCTTTTTTGATTCTAGATGGAGGCTTAACGCCTTTAAATATGCCGGGAAGAAGTCTTTTCTCTTTTGCGGAAAGTCTCGTAACCATATCCCGAACCATCTCCTGTGCCGCAACTGTTTCAATCGTGACACGGCGTACTGGTGCATATTTGTTCGCAAGTCTGATAATCTCCTTGGGAACATCGAATGTTGGTATACGCTCACGAAAATATTCCAGTACATATCTATTGTTGCTGGAATCAATGCCCATGACCAGTATGACTTGATAGTCAGAAGTCTCTGAGGCAGTCGCCGCAAGGTCAACACCAATGTAGATATTGATTGGGATAGCATCATCACCGTCTATAAGGTAGTTAAATTTATTCTTACATTCAACCCTTCCGTTGTAATACTGTATTCTGTCTATCTTAAATGATGCACTAGACACATCCCTAGCATCATTCATGTACTCCTGAGCAAACTTATTGACCAGTCCGGCTTCGATGAACTCACGTTTCTTTGCTTCCAGCTTTTCTTTTGAGAACTGAGATGACCACAATGGTTTCCCATCTTCAATAGCTCTGTAGAAGTTTACATCCCAAGGATACTCTCTTTTGTCCTCTTGTGCCTTTTTCCAGCCATCATAGGTCATTTGCAGATAGGAGTCATAGTGTACAATAGTCCCACAAAGCCATATCCAGCCCTCATTGCCCGGTGTTTCTTCTAAGGCAGGGTACACTGTGGATACGATCCATTTCTTGATGTCAGCACGTCTTTCTGGCGTTTTGGTGTTTAGTTCTGATTCAAAGTCATCCAGTACAATGCCAGTATAACGCACATCTACCTCTGCCCTACCTCTAAGTCTTTGTGATGTACCTTTAGATATAACTCTATCACCCTTGGGTGTTACCAAATCTTTTTCTGTCCAGCGTTTACCTACACTACCACCATCCATGTTTCCAAAGTAGTAGCGTATCATTTTATTGTTTTCAAAGTGTGATCTAATGTATTTCAGGTGGTCAATAGCCTGTGATTGCTCTTCCGATACCCATGCAATGAAGTGTTGCTGGTCATCAGCGGCAAAGCATAGCTTATGCATGATAGCCGCTTTGGCTACCACTGATTTACCGTGACCTCTGGGTATTATGTTACAGATACGAGCACCGGGTGCTGTATCTATCATTTTCTTTCCTATTTCGTAGTGGAAGGGTGCTGATTCAGACTTCTTGAGGAAGTCATTAGGTAGAAACGCTCTACCAAAGTAGATAAGGTTGCTATATGCCTTTGCTAGTACCTCATCTCTTTTTTCCATCTCCGATGGTGGAGGGGTGATATTGAAACTCATTCAGACAGTTCTTTCTGCTTTTCAGGCAGTATGCCTTGCTCAAATGCCTGTAGTTTCTCTCTACTAAACCCAGAGAACTCCTGTATCAGTGCTACAGAATCTACTTTCTTTTCTGTAGACAGTAAACCAGAGATCTTCATCAGGGTTTCTATTGCTCTAAGCTTGTCATTGTCTCTAACGTCTGTCTTGTCAATAACATCTTTAGTTGTTTCCAGTAGGTATCGTTTTGTAATACCCACTTCTGACATTAAGTTTTCTATTTCTTTATCCACTGCCTGCCTCACTGTCTTGTTTCTAAGTAGTAATGTTGACTTTTTTTCTGCATACTCCAAACTTTTTGTAGCTGGAAAGGCTTTTTGATACGCCTCTACCGGTTCCATGCCGTGTGCTATGTACTTTGCAAAGTTTCTTTTGGCATCTGTCAAGTGACCACCAGTCTTGGTTTGATAGTCTGTTTTTTTTGTAAATCTATATATTTCATCTTTGACCGTACCAACGAGGGAGGTATCTCTATTTGTGTTAAACATACCGATAACAGTTCGTATATAAGGATTTTCCCTTTTTCTATTTCTTGTTTCTATATACGACCCCCTTTTAAGTATCTGCACTATTTTACCATCATCAGATAAGCACCATTCTCCTTCTTCTGCCTGTTTCCAATCGGTAATCAGTGGAGTGTCAGGATGAGCCTTACGAAACTCTTCTTCTGATTCGTAGGCATAGTGCTTGACTCCCTTTATGGTGCGAGTCAGTGCCAAATCAGTTTGGTTCCTGATCGTCCAGAAGGTTTAGGTCTAGTATCTCCAGCTCTGGCATGTTCTTCATGCGGTACAATAATTCGGATAGGAGACCTATTTGTTTTGAATTGGGGTCTATGAGATCAGTGAGCTTTAGCTCCTGTGATATCTCACGGCAACGCTCTAGATTATCATAAACACTGTCAATTTGAAAGTCATTCATTCTGGCCCTCTGATATAATGTACGGTTTCTTTCCATGATTTAATTTAATAACACTTGACATCTAAATGGTAGATAATATATATTTAATTAAGTTTGTTTAGTTTGTTGAAGTTTTTCATAATAGTACTATAGTATATATAGTATAATAGTATATATTATATATATATTATATATATATAGTACTATAGTATATATAGTAAGTAGTATATATAGTAAGTAGTAAGTAGTATGTATAGTATATATAGTACCCGCCTAGTATTTTGTAGTACCCGCCCAGTAAAAAATCCAAAAAATTCCAAAAAAAAATATTAGTATGTGTGTTTCTTTTTTATTTACACACACTACCCCCCATAACCGATTCTACGTTAGAAAAATTGTGTTGAAAAAGTCAAATCCATTTCCACAGGTTGACGGGTACAAATTACAATTCATACTATAATTACTGTAAACCTAGCAATATGTGAAGATACAGCTATATATAATTAATATATCATATATAATACTAGGAACGGGGCATATATAAATAATAAACTAGGGGCGTGTTTAAGTGTGTTTAAGTGTAGTTAAGTGTAGTTAAATGTCTCTATATATAGTAAATATTATATATATGTTAGAGTATACCACACCCACCACACACACCCACCAAAGAAAAAATGAAACTTTTTTAAACTTTGGGCGTGTATTAAGTAACCAAAAAAGGAGTTTTAAATATGTCAAATAATAATATGTTAATTAGAAAATGGAGTAAAAAGAACGTGCAAGAGGTTTTAAAATCTTTAAGAAGTGCGAAAACCAAAGAAGGAAAGAAAATATTTAATGTCGTAAAAAAAGGTAGTGTTTATAAGGTTAAAGCCAATAAAGATGATCAGCTTGTTTTTAGTGCCATGCTTGGTAGATTTGATTATTTAGTTACTTTTGACAAGAGATTATTTTCATAATAGGTTAACTGATGAGGGTTTAATACCCGAAACGGGGACTTGCTCCCCGTCTTAACCAAAAAAAAGGATGTGTAAAAATGAGAACATTTGATAAATACAAACAAAATCTAAGAGCAACAGACGATGCAGTATATAGTTATAATACAAGAGTTGCAGAGATTGACCACAAGAACAGAACAATCACCCCGCTTGGGTGGTGGTCTGTAACTACATCAAAGCACATAAATTATGTGGGTTCTGAGTACGGCTACGAAGTACAGAAAGTAAACTAGAACGGTATCGGGTGAATGGTTTTAGGGTGGTTCGATTCCACCCACACCCACAAAAAAAGATTGGAACAAAGCCAATCAAAAGACATTTAATAATAAACAAAGGAGTAAAAAATGGACATTAAAAAAATAAATATAAAGGAAGGAGAAGCTTTAGAGGTTAAGATTTCAGAAGGCACGAAAGTTAAGATTCAAAGAGTCGATAACAAATCAACCTTTGTATTTATAGACCATTATGACACAAGTTCATTAAACAAAGTAAAGCTAACAGAATATTCAGAGTACACACAAAGTACAAAATCAAAAGATTCCTCATGGTCTAATTGTGATAGTAGGTTTGAAAACAACGATGGCACAGATTTAATCGTAAACCATACAGCATTTAATAAATAAAATAAAAAAACTTTGGGAGGTTGGGAACTTTTCCCGACCTCCTGAGTATAATAAGAAACAAATGGAAAATAAAATGAATAGAGAAACATACTTAAATAAAATGGCTTATGAATTAAAAATGGGAGTGTTTAAACAGTCTCATATCAATTTAGATCTAAGCAAGGTTAAAATATCTTGTGGTTATCCAACTACAGGATCAAAAGGCAAGGCCATTGGGCAATGTCACGCTACCTCAAATAATGGATATAATGAGATATTTATCCACCCTATTTTACAAGATTCTATAAAAGTTTGTGGTGTATTGGCTCACGAACTAATTCACGCCCATGATGATTGCGAACATGGACATGGCAAGGAATTTCGTAAAATGGCTTTGTCAATCGGATTAGAGGGTAAAATGACAGCAACCACAGAAAGCGAAGAGTTTGTTAAAGAGGCTCAAAAGATAGTGGATAAACTTGGAGAATACCCACATAAAAAACTAGAATCATCGGGAACGAAAAAGAAACAAACCACCCGTATGGTTAAGGTAGTGTGTTATAATTGTAACCAGTACCATGTACGAATGAGTAGAAAAATGTTTGAACTTGCTCCACCCGTATGTGGTCATTGCTACGAATACCAAGAAATTGTATCTCAAATGGAGATAGCCTAACAATAAATAATATAAATGGGAGTGTTTAAACACTCCCATTTGGGAGAAAGTATGAAAACTATAAAATTACATATTGATAACAAAGTATATAGAAGTTTAAAAACTCAATTGATCGCTAAGAAAATGGGAGATTCGTTCGGTGGTATTACAGATATTTTCGCAAGGAAAGTAGTAAAATTATTAGAGGATGGTGTCGAGGAATACACCATAGAATTTAAAAATAAAAAATAGTTTGGAACTTTTAACAAATAGTGTAGTTAGATAAGTAAACAAGGGAGTAAAAAAGTGAAAAGAATATTATTGGGAATG